TTCCCATCGGGCTCAGGCCGTGAACAACCCCACAGCAGGGGCGATGTTTAACGGATAATCCCTGATTTCACTGTAGGCCATCCGGCGCAGTCTACTCTCAAGCATAACCTGTGTAGATGGTAGGATATCAAAGGCTTTCCAGAAACTAACGCGCGTTTCGTCCCTCACAACGCTAGTTTCGCCTCCTCGCACAATCTGGCGGGTCATTCTCATGAACCCACTATCTGAGTATAGAAGTGATTGGCCACATTTGCTCTTCAATCCGTTACGTTTGTAAGAGCGGTACAATTCGGAGTAAACAGGCATGTCACCATACAATGCCAGTCCTCCAACCCCAACCTGATAAGCCCATTGGCGATACGAGTGCTCGTCCTTAGCGGACAAACACATGGCATCCTTGCCCAATGCCGCCTCCGGCTGGCGTACCATAACCCAAGTATTGGTCTCAGCGTTTGCCAATACTGGTTGTGCTTGACAGAATACGATCTTTTCAAACACAAACACGGGGGGCTCGACCTCCATCTCAAACCCATGGCGCAAGAACCATTCAGGGAGCGTATCTAACTTCCGCATGTCACGCTTTTCCACGATTAACACACAGTCGTCACCATTGTTAGCCAGCTCAGCCCGTATCCCCAACTCAGATACGTACTCGCGAATCAAACAACACATGATCATGCAATACCCCAATGAAGTATTCATATCACCGCTAGCGCGTGTGCCATTAACGGTGTACGTCAACTTGTGCCCATCGAGGTATGCAAAACCATCATTGTTCAACTGCAGTTTTAACAGCGCTGCCAATTCCTTATTATTGAATATGGCATTGTAAACTGAATGCTCCCACTTGAGTGCATCCACGCTCACATGCTGGTCAAACCGGCTAGCATCAAGTCCAATAGCCACAGGGCACTGGAACTTGTCCCACTTACGCCGCAACTGTTTTGCTGTTTCTTCAACAGTTAATCCCTTCATAACCACAGCCTCATCCTCCCACCCTTCCACGACGGTGTAACCCCTTTCACCGTCAGCCCAATCCTCCGCAAGAGCCTTATACATTTCATGCTCAATGCGACGGGTAAACCTCCCTAATGCAATATTATATACTGGGTTGCGCGGTTGGATCACACGCGGGGCAGGATCTTTCTTTTTAGTGAAGTTTAATTTCTCAAACTTCACGAAAGCCTTGATTCGTGCGTGGCGCTTACCCCATCCCAACTGGCGCAGCTCTTTAGCAGCTTCCGCATACAGAGCACGTTTATTTGAGGGACTCTGCTCAACAAACTCTTGCGAGGTGAGAGGTTCAACCATACCAAATTTAGTGATCCGTGAAGCTAACCTACGAGCTACGGGGGACAGTTTTTC